TCAATACTGTTCCATGAGGGTTAATCCTTCGAGCAGTTCTTTGTGGTATTTCATTAACTCCTCTGTCAACTCATCCATATACTTCTTTGAGATTTTCCTGCCCTCTCGCCGCGCCATTTTCTTTAAAAATCGCCTAATGAGTTCTTCAAGCTGTTTCAGGTCTAAATGATCAGCGGGCATTGGTTCTCCTTTAACCGTATTTGCGATGGTGTGTGCCAAGAATACATCCTTAACATTAACCAGAAGATCGTCACTCACTCCCTTTGACGGAGTTGCAATCCCTGGTTCCAATTCAAGATTCGCAGCCCCTCTTTCTCCCCCGATCTTAAACCTCTCAACCTTCTCTCTAATCGCCGATTCAATAAACTGCTGACGATTAATGTACAGTCCACCCTCCCGCACGATTCCGTCTACCTCATCCATGAGCGGTTTCGGTATGCGCACGTTTTTTCGCGAAACAGCCTCTCGCTTAGTCCTCGGCATTTTTCCACCCGAAGCATACACCTATGCATTCCATGAAGACTTAAGGCAAAAGCCAAGACGCACATATATATTTTATTCCTTTCTATATTTTATTCCTTTCACGAACATCACGCATCAACCGACACAACACAATAATATCATTTCACAAAAATACGTTTTAAAACATGATTTTCCACTAAACAGTCTTAAAATCACCCTTTTCATCGTGAAAATTGTTTAAATTTAGCCTCTTTTCCTCTGTCTGCTCAGGGTTGAGCTGTTTGGCAAGCGTGTCCGTTGACGATGTCCGCGACGTGATTAACATTAGCTCAGCTGAGGTTCCAGACGCTAAAATTTTGAAGATGATTAAACGGGCTGAGGTTACACTCGAACTGGAGCTCAACAAAGAAATCGACTATCAAAGCTGTACCGAACCCGAAAAGGAGTTCATAACTGTTCTAGCGGCTATTTATGCAATTTGCTACTTGACCGGCGGCTCCGCCGTCGGCCTAAGCTTCAGCGTCGGAGACCAAAACGTCTCCGTCCTAAGCAAGGCTCCACCCCTAGACATTCTGCAAACCGAACTGGAACGCATCCTGAACAACCTCAAACAACCACACGTGGGGAAAGTCTGATGGGCACGGTGCCTGAAGCCTACCACCCGTTCATCACGCGTTACGCTCCCTACTTCTACGTTATAGCCACAGCAATGAACCAGGACTCGCCTGCCGGCCAAAAGAACGTCCCAGTCGCCGACGGCTCAAAGTTTCAAGTGGGATACCCAGTAGAAATCAAGGACGACGCCCACACAGAATGGAACAAGGTCGCGAGCATAAGCGGCAACGTCTTAACCATGGAAAACAATCTGGCATACACTTACAACGCAACCAAAAACGGCAGAGTTGAAGGACCAGACCCAGCCTATGGCAGAGGAGTCCTCGCTTCCGCCTTCGCAATAGACTTTCTCCACGAGGCTTATAACGCCAAGCAATTCGAGGCAAACAAAACAGAAACCCTTGCAAAAATAACAGAGCTCGCAGACTTCATTCTAACTCAGCAATGCACAGACGACACGAAAAAGGCTTACGGCGGATTCAGAAACAGCGAGACAGGAACAGAGTACTGGAGCATCGACGCCGGCAGATGCATCCCTCCACTCCTGAAAGCCTATACGCTAACAAACACGGCAAGCTACCTCAACGCCGCCAAGCTCGCAGGATCCACCTTCCTATACAACATGCAACATAAACCCTCAGAACTGGGCGTCCACGACAAGTACTATGGCGCATTTGCACGCTACGTCACCACAGCTGACGCCTGGTCTCAACCCATGAACGTCGAGGATTTGTATGACCTTATCGGCTTGAAAATGCTTGCTGAAACCTACGACACAGCCAACAAAAACCAATACGAAACAATGATGAGCGATGCTATAGGCTTTCTCCGTGACGGTTTCGAACAGCTTTACCTGTGGTTCGACCCTAAGCCTTCAGGCGACGGAAAATGGCATCGCGTAGGATTGAACGAGACAGAAGTCTACGACGACCCGATGAGCTTCGCATTATTAGGCCTATACGCTTATGAAGGCTGGAGCGTAACATGCCAAAGAGTCTACAGCTCTCTCCAAGGCATAAGACCATCAGCACAGTATCCAGCCTATTATCCAGCTGTTTGCTGGCCCGGTTACATGGACGTTGTTACACGGTCTCCAGCATGCCCCTACTACGACGCAATAACAAGCGGAATCCTGTCGAAAATGAGAGCCGCCCACGACAAGCCAAGCCTCGCCTTCAGCGTGAAAATCGTCGACAAATATCAATCGCAGTTCATGTATTGGGGCCCAAAATTCGACGATTTCACACCCATCACCGAACAAAAAGCAATGGCCAACGTGAGCTGGCTCGCACAACTATTCCTATGCTACGAGGAACCCATTACGGCTTTCACAAGAATCCTGCGCAGCAAAGGCGAGAATATCCTTCTCTACCAAGTAACGCAAGTAGGAGACAGGGTCACATACAGCGAAAGAACCCCCATATTAGCAATAGTAGACCCAACAAGGGCTGACGAGATTCTCATCGAACCCGGCTACATAGTCAACGATTACATAACACTTTACACATTCGCTCCTCTAAGGCGGCAGGACAAGATACGCCACAAGGGAGAAGACTACGAGATATTAAGCGTCCAAGCCTTCGACTTCGCCGGCGAACCAGCGTACTTCAGGGTGTCATGCAGGAGGCTGATTGGCTAATGTCAGAAATTGAAGATCCGGTAACAACTGTTGTCAGGCTTCTGAATAAGAACATGCGTGTCGTCAAAGAGGATGGAGCACTAGCAAGCATCTACGTCAGCAAAGAATGGTACAACCAAGAGCTTTTCAAAAACTATGACGGACAAATCACCGTGGGGCTTGCGGAAAGCAGGGACACAAAAATTGAGATGTCAGGCAGAATCCGCAGGCGCTCAGGTTCTTTGCGTGTCAACGTTTGGGCAACAGATAAGCACGCCTCATCTGACTCTGGCAGGCATATGCGGAACAAGATGGTTGAAGAGGTTAACCGCATTGTAAGGCAGAACCGCACAATCCCGAATCAGACACGGTGTGATTTTGCTGGCTTGGGCTATCCATCCGGCGATCCACATAAGGCCTTTCAAGCAGGCTCAGCAACAGAGCTTGCTCCTGGACAAGCTAGCTGGACCGAGCTGACGAATACCGAGTATGAAAAAATCTGGTATAGCGATGAAAACCGCCACTATAAAAGCCACAGTGTCAACGGAGAACACGCACTAATGCTTTTCCGTTTCAGGGTTGAGAGCAGAGAGAAGACCGTTAAGAAAATTGTTTTAGCCTTTGAAGGCTACGGCACAGCTCCCAGCGGTACTGGACTCACAATAAAGGTTTGGAACCATGTGAATAATGGTTGGGAGCAAGCTCAGACCGGATATGCCGGAGCAGATGAAACACTCACTATTACACTTACATCATCTACCACCGACTACATTGATGGCGACGGCTATGTTTGGCTTCTCGCAAGAACCACAAACCCAAGCAACAACATAACACCGGCCGTTTTATATTGCGATTATGTGAGCTGCACGGTCACAGTTAATGGAATCACGTATTTGGACATCGCTAGTTTTCGGGATGCCGACCGTGTGGACGTTAAACCCTTCATTTTCTGCACCGAATTTACCCTAAAATCATGGTCCTTCGAGGACATTGGAGGCGCATTCTGAAAGGTGAAACAAAATGGTTAATACATATGGAGCCCATGAGACAAGAATCTACTACGTGGAAGAAGCCACCTACGGCACAACACCAGCCAATCCCTCAATGCTGAGCGTCCCCGCAGAGAGTGTTGAGCCAGCGATAAACCCATCCAACATCAAAGTGCGCGGAATAGGCTCCTATGACTTGCAGGCAATCAAAAAGGGCCTGCGAAACGTAGCCTTGAAGGTTGCTTATCCATTGCCCATCGACGCCCCAATAAACTTTCTGCAATATACAAAAGTTGACTTAGGCAAGTCTCTGAGCATTCAAGTATTGCATTACAAGGGAATCTTCGCATCCGCAACTGACATAATCTCGCTAATTCATAACGGCTGCAAATTCCAAAAAGTAACCGTTGAATGCGGCATAGAAGATGTTGTCAAGGCAACCGGTGAGCTCATCGGACAAAACTTGGAAGTTGGAACCGCCAAGATAACAGGAGCAACCTACGCAGACCATGCAGGAGCCGTACCATTCTACGAAAGCTATGTTAAGAAAGGAGCAACCACGCTTGACCGGGTGACAGATTGGAAATTCACGATTGAAAACAACCTTAAGCAAGTGCCTGTCATACGCACAACCGACGGCTACCTGCTCAAGTATCTGCCCCACAGACACCGAAACTTACACGGAGAAATAACCTTCGAATTTGAGAGCAGAGAAGAATTTGAGGACGTCATCAACGACACCACTTTTGACTTAGAGTTTGGGTTAGGCGGCGCAAACAAGGCTGTTTTCACTGGTTGCAGATGGGAGAACGTTATTACGCCTGCACGCATTGAAGACCTCGTCGCATTAAAAGCCAGCTTCGTGGCTAAAGGTCCGGTGAGCATAAGTTAGGAGGCTTCTAAGTGCGAACAGAAGTTTTAGAGCTTAACGAACGCTTTGGCAAACAGTATGCCGGTCGTTATGTATTCAGCGAAATCACATGGGCCAAGCGCAGCCGAATCATTCAGAAATACACGAAATACCATCCGATTTCTGGGCAGGTTGTGAGCAGCGACTTTATCGCTATCCAAGCCGAAACCATATGGGCAAGCCTCAAAGAGCAACCATCACACAAACCCTTAACATTGGAGAAATTGCTCGCTGACGATGACGGCGTTCCGATAGGCTTAGGCGAACTGTTCAGCCAAACAGTCAACAGGCTTAACAGCCTTAGCACTGATGAGACGAGTTTTTTATCCGAGCCATCCGAAGACAAAAGCCAAACCCCGCAATCACCGAATACAGATTGTGCAAAGAGTTCGGAAAATTGCCAAGCGAAATCGGAAGAGAATCAGCCAAAACCATCCAGCAGTTCATCGTCATCCTTAACGAGTTAGACCGTCAAATGGAGGAAGAACGCCAAAAAGCCGAGAGGGAAACGAAATGGCGGTTGAAATAACGTGTGATGTAGAAGGCATCGAAGAGTTCAAGACAGCTATAGAAAAGTTTGATTCAAGCATGCAAAGGCACGTGCATAGGCAGTTGGCGAACTGGGCTGCAGACGTTAAAGCCTCAGCTAAACTACTTGTCCCGGTAAGAACAGGCCATCTGCGAAGTTCAATTTATGCCAAAATTTATGAATGGGTCGCTGAAATAGGTGCAGAAGCCACCTACGCGCTATTCGTTGAACTTGGAACTCGATACATGGCTGCGAGACCCTACCTATACCCAGCCGTCCAAGAACACCTGCCAGAGTTTGAGCGCATCATTCTAGACGCTTTGGACACAGCAAAATCGGAGGCTGGGCTGTGATGTCCTTCCGTGAGATTGCAGTAACAATTCGCGCCGTTAATCGCGCAAGCCACGAGTTTGCAAGGATTCAGGCTGACACTGAAAGCCTTGGTGTGCGAGTTAAAAGCCTGGGAGCGGCCATTGCTGGTTTGGGTGCGACTGGCACAGCTATTGGGCATATAGCCCATCAGTTTGGCTTGTTAAACGATGAGCAGGCTCGGGTTTTCAATAGCGCCATGATGGTCATCACAGTTATGGGCATGTTCATGCGGACAAGCTGGGGTGTAGCCGTAGCCCAGAAAGTCTATGCGGCTGCATGTTGGGTTGCGACTGCCGCACAAAACGCCTTGAACATTAGCTATGCCACTTTTCTGGCTTTAACAGGTGTTGGCATAGCGGTCATAATTGCGGCGGCGGCCGCCATGTGGCATTTCGCCTCTCAAATGAACGCTGCAACAGCTTCTGTCAAAGAATACAACGCATCTGTTGCCGAGACACCTACACGTACTCGTAGTATAGTCCGCGCTGGAGAAGAGGAAGTCATGTATAGGCGAGGTGTCGAGTGATGAGCGTAGAAATTCCCAAGGTTGCAATTGCTTTTGGTTCCATCACTCCGCCTCAAGGCGACGTAATCGAGCTTAGAGTACACCTTGGTTGCACGAAAGAAGTTGGCAGTTTTGAGTGCCTCTTGCAGAATTGGAATAAGAAATACAGTCTAGGTGGCACATCGCCAATTAATGTGGGCATGGATGGACATATAGACATCGGGAGAGGCACGAATGTTCCGCAGATCATAACGTTCCGTGTTGAAAGTGTCAAATATGAATCTACGCCCGCTGAGAATTATGTAAGGGTTAGTGGCAGGTGCTGGGGAGAGCGTATCTTCCGCAGAGTTGTAACAAAGGTTTATGAAAACAAAAAAGGCGAGGATGTCGCTAGGGATCTTGCCGACTATTACTTTGGCTTGGACCATTGTAGAACAAACAGTGCTTTAACAAGCGATGCGGCTTCAGGCCAGAAAAATTGTGTTGTGGCGGATGGACCCATTTTCAGCGTTGGTATGCTCGTGAAAATCCAAGATAGCAATGCTTGGGAGTACAACGAAGTTGCTTCAGTCCTTGGAAATACGGTTACGATGGTCAATAATCTTGCCAACACATACACTGTATTAGCAAACGGCAAAGTATGGATCGACCTCGTAGAAAAAATGGACACGACATACACGAAGCTGGAATACGAAAACACGCCTGTCTGGGACATTTTGAAGTATGTTGCGGAATCATCAGATAAGGCAGGCATCATAGGCTTTGACTTTCGTGTGGCACCAGATGGCAAATTCGAGTTTTTCCCAAAAAACAGCAAAACTTCCTCGGTAAACCTCTCTGAAAAGATTGAGATCAGCGAGTATAGAAAGGATATCCACCGCATTCGCAATAAGGTCATGGTTTATGGTTTAGCTGACAAAAGCGTTCCAGTTGACAAGGATGCTTGGACTGAAAGCTTGACGCCTTCTGATGGTTCTTGGAGTGCAGCTGCGGGAGAAGTCAGCCTTGACACAGGCTTTAAGGTTAGGGGTTCAGCAAGCATCAAAGTTTACGGACAAAACCTTTACTGGGCAGGCGCAATATTCACTCTAAACGCTGGAAAAGAGGTTGATGCCAACAAGTATCCAATTTTAAGTTTCTATGCATATTTGGAAAAGGCTTACGATGGCAATGTTGGCATTCTCTTATCTGATGCGGCGAATAAAGAGGCTGGAAAACACATTACAATTGCTCCCGATGAGTGGCGCAAAACGGACTTGAAAGTTGGCTTAGCAAACGAGATCGAGTGGGAATGGGTTGACACAGGCTTCGACTGGAGCCAGATTAAGAAGATTCGTATTGATGGCTGGTTTGCTGGGGTAGGCACAGGCAACTTCTGGATCGACGCTTTATATTTCGGCGGTCGGAGATACGAAGCTGCAAGAGAAGATTCAGGAAGTCAAAACGCTTATGGACTTCGCGAATTGACCGAGACAGATGAGGAGCTTATAAGCGATAACGAGTGTGATTTGAGAGTTAAGGCTTTACTTGATTATTTCAAAAACCCAGCGGAATATCTTACAATAAGAAGCACCGTCATTGACTACGGGAATACGCCACTTCTTCCGGGAGACAAAATCCATGTGACTCTGCCTAATGAGAATGTTGACGCTGACTTTCGGATTGAAAGCGTTGAATATTACGTAGACGCAAGAACACAAGTTTTGGAGATAAGGTTAGAGCTCGGAAAAGTTCCCCCGTTACTTGCTGACTATCTTTACGGAATGCGAGCGACAACCGTCACTGTTGAAAAGCTTGCAAGAACAAAACTCGGCAAGAAAGGAATCCCAACAGTACAATACGGTGGAGGCTTAGGCTCTCATCACGTCGGACATGAAACTGGTGGCGAAGATGGACAGCAATGGCCAAATCAGGATGACGGCGGCTGGGATAAGCTCGCAGGCTGGATCTCCCCCAAGCATATAGGACCTTTCGATGAAGCAGCAGCAATAATCAAATTCCGCACAAAGAACAAGGCTGGAACCGCAGCTTTGGATCATCAATTTCAGCCAAGTGATGATGGACGGGGGACTTTGGGATCGGAAAATGCGAAATGGAAAGAGGTGCACACGTTTTATCTGCTCTTATACACTGACGGCTACATGCGGATCAAAACAGTAGGGGAATCAAATCCCAGAGCTCAGTTGAGCAGCGACATGCTTCAGTTCGGTCCTGGTGGAGATTCAGCTTTAGATGCTTGGTTTAAACATGTGGGAGCCGGCCAACTTGAGCTTAGGTATGACTTGTTCCCACCTGCTGATAATACCGGAAACATAGGCTCAAGCGTTAAACGTTGGGCCCACATCCACGCGGTTGAAATTCACGTCAGCAACATGCTCTTTAACTTCCACGTGATTCCGGATGCGGATGCAACTTATGATCTGGGAAGCAGCACAAAGAGATGGAGCAACTTATACGTCAGTGGACTTGCAAGTCTGGGATGGCTTGACATAGCCAATTACACGGTTATAACTTCGGCTCGTGTTTTGCAGAATGTAACAGCCGATGTGGGCATAATCACGAGTGGACAGTTTCCGTTAGCGAGGCTGCCAAGAGGCACAAGCGGTTATGTGCTCGAGGCTCAAGGAGCAAACTTCGACCCCATGTACGTTAACCCGAATGGGCGTTACACTCCGGCAGGTCATATCCATGCAGCAGGCGATGTAACAAGCGGGGTTTTCGCCGAAGATAGAATACCGCATGTTTACGCTAATGGCATGACTTTTGATGGTGGTGTAACGATGGGTGCGGGCTTGAACATGAACACCCAAGCCATCACAAACCTGGCTTCACTGAATCAGGCTATGCCTCCAGCCGCAAACAGCGGTAGCGTGGGCACAACAACAACCTACTGGAACTGTATTGCCGGAAACAGCGTTTGGTACAAAGCCCTAGGACAGTTTGATGTGCTAGACGATTTGGCTATCATAAAGAGGATCAGAGGCAACGGGAAGGTTGACGAGAGAGGCATGCCGCTTTCTGATCCTGAAAGCCTTCCGCCAGAAGTTACGGAAAACGGTTTGATTAATGCTGGAGCGTTAACGGGTTTGCTCATAGGCGCGGTGAAACAGCTCGCTGCGAAAGTTGAATCGTTGGACAAAGAGTTGAAAAAAGTCAAGGCTGGTGTTGCGGCGTGAGCGAAGTTCCGTGGGGTCAGTACGCTCGGGCTTACCAGGCAATACATGAGAAAATGGTCGAGGTTCTCGCCCAACTCTCAACCGTAAAAGACCCTGCTAGGTATTTGCCCGTTCGCCTAACTGATGGAAGCGCGTTTTATGATGCTGGTGGTGGAGCAGGCGGCTTAAGCCAAGTTCAAGTTAGAGATGCTGCAAACGTTTGGAGAGATGTGGGCTATTACGCTGGAAACCTTAACATGCCAGTTGAAGTCAAGAACGCCATTGACCTTATAGATAAAGCTGATAGGGTCTTAGGCAGAGTTTACGGCGGTCAGGGGCAACAACTTAAACAGAGAGCGACAACCTATGAGTTAATTGTTCAGTTAGCTAATGCGGGCACAGAAATTGACCCACGGCAAATAAGAGCCTTAACTTCAGGCGATGTCGTTTCCGCCGTGAAAAGTGGAGCATGGAACATTGATAACCTTCTTAATCCTCACCCGGTAAAAATTGAACAAAACATCTTGGGCTTTCAATTCTCAGAAACTGAACCAACTGCACTCACGGTGGACACAGCTAACCTTTATGCTCGAGTCGACGCCTACAAGCGTCTTTTAGTGAATGTTGCCGCAACTGTTGGCTTGAAAGCTTCTGAATTAAACATCGACGCAGAGAAGGACCTGCAAGTTGATGCTAAAACTCTGCCTTCATTGCCAGCTGGAAACAACAATATTGGAGACGTTGATGTTGTTTCATTGCCCAGCATTCCCGTGGGTTCTAACACTATTGGCAATGTCAACATGCGTATAGACAAGACGCTTAAAACCGCAAAAATAGACCATGCGGTTTCAGGCGATAACACAATTGTGGCCACTGTGACAGGTAAAAGAATCAAGGTTTATGTGGTTGTTCTGGTTGTCAGCGGAGCAGTCAACTGCAAATGGAAAAGCGGATTTAATGACTTAAGCGGAGATATGAACTTTGACGGTAAAGGCGAAGGCTATGGCCAAGCCGTTCAGCCTCCTGCCTTCTTACTCGCAACAAACGCAGGAGAAGCATTGATTTTGAACCTTTCAGCCGCCGTCGCCGTGGATGGATATGTAAGCTACTGGGATGACGATAGCACATGATAATGTATGAAGTGGAAATAAGACAGCAATTAAGCAAAATCGCTAAGTGGATTGGTGAGCAATCTCCGACTAATTTTAGTGTGCTTTGTTGGAGTGTTTGGCACAAGACTGAACCTACGTATGTTTTGAGTTTGTTGCAGAAGCGGAATGCTCATCTTGTCTGTGTCGAGGATGACAATGGAGAAATTCGTGTTATTTTGTATTTTGAACTTAGAACACCACAAGAGGATAAGCTTGATAATGTTGCGGTGGCCACATTCGCAAGTAGTATCATAGACAAAAATGACTATGACAATAACGATGGAACACATTATAAGGCACTGCTGGATTGGATGTTTAAACGTTACTTAAGTTATGGTGTTCCCGTTTATAGCGGAGATTTCTTTGCGGTTGAACAATGTACTAATTGGCTTAAGGAATTATGCGGTAAATACCTTACTGTAATCGGAGAAAAGGACACACGGTTAGGTAAAGTGTTTCGTTTCACAATTGACATTAAAGGGTATGTTGAGAAGACGTGA